TTGAATGCCTGCCCCTGATAGCGTAGAACGTCCATGTCCCTGTCAAGATACGACATCCACAGAGTGCCACCTCTAGGCGTAACCCACTGCTGCTTTCTTTCGCTCCACCTTATGCCCGGAATTGCTTTAGGATACAACTCCTGTGATTTCATAATGAGTTCACGAAGTTCTTCAGTAGTGTGACGCACAAGAAGGCCACTGAAGCCCGGATTATTCATGTCTCTAAGAGGATCAGCAAGCATGGCATAAGATTTGCCACCGCCCGCAGCACCACCAAACAGCACTTGCCTTTCAGTTGCAGCTAGAAAGTCAGTCTGAGGCCCCGGATTCGGCTGAAACACTATGTTCTGTGCTTGCTCCACCTCGTATGCCGCTGGAATGGCAGCCGCAGGTACAACTACAGGTTCTAGTGTCTCCTCCGCCTTCGCTTTCATCTGCTTTTGCTTTGCCGAGGCGCGTGATTTCGAGGATTTCGATCTGCTTGATAATCTTCTCATAACGTTTCGCATAGAAGCGTTTGAGATCAATGAGTCTCTTGCGTCGTCTGTCAACTTCAATCCTCTTCTTCAGTCCCTTGCCTGTAATGCTCCTGCCTGTCTGTGTTGTAAGCCACGCAGCAACCTCATTGTAACTATACCTTCTTATGTGCTTCTTTGCAAGCTCTAAGTTTGTAAGTTGCTTTTCTACAGGCAATAGCCAATCTGAATCTTCAGGATCAATCTCGTAGCCGTAAGGTATTGTACCAAATGGATTGAGGTTAGGAACGCGCTCCCACTGCTTCCTGTAGGGCTTCATGTAGTCAGGTGGCTTAGGTAGAGTCCAGAATCCTAAGTCTACACGTTCCAGTATGTACTTATTCTGCTTCGACATTCTTTGCTGGCAGGATAAACAGAGGGTTAGTACCCCCAACTTCAACCTTCTCCGTCTTGGCAAAGCCTGCACGATCAAGCACATCTTTGGCTGCAGCGATCTTGTCACGAAGGCCGAGTTGCGTAGGGTCTTCCATGCCACTATTCAGTGCATAGGCTGCTTTGGGTGCAATACGAGCAATGTAGGTGCGTGTAGCTTCAGCAATCTCGTCCTTGACTGCATTGACAATATCAGTAGTAGCCGTATTCTCGCTGTAGCCCGCAATACGCTTGGCTGCAACGACATCACCATTTGCTTCATCGAATAGCGCCTTCAGGAAACGCTGTTCTTTCTCTGTGAGTGCTTTAGCCATGATTACGCCTTTTGCTACCGAATAGCCACACAAGTCCTTTATACATTGAGTAGCCTATCTGTTGTGGTGTTGGTAGAAGCCATCCAATAAGAAGAAGTAACAGAACCCAAGGTGGAATGTTTGTGTTGCTGATTTCTACTTTCTCTACAGATGCAGCCTCTACCGTCTTTGTTTCAGTGATTACGTCCCTGCCCGCCTCAGTCCTGTTCTCTTGTAACGATACTTGCTGCCTGTTCTCTTTGCCTATTTGTGTATTTGCAGCCACATTTGTTCCGCTTCCACCAAGCATACCCAAAGGTAGCCCAGAACAAGCTGTAAGGAAAAGGAACACTACAAGCCATTTCATTAATCCTTCGCCATCTCTTTGGCGACCTCCCTGACGCTATCAATCCTACGCTTCCAGCCTCTGCCAAAGGTTTCCCAATGCTTCAGCCTCTGCAGGAATGCCAGTCGTGCATCAAGGGCTGCATCAATCACCTTGATACTGTTCTGATCTCGTGCAGCACCAATAGTCATGGCACCTACTTTACCGTCAGGCGTAACACCCAGTGCCAGTTGAATCCACTTTGGAGACCGATTGATACCAGAGTTTACGGCACCATCCATCATTACAAGATCAATACCAGCAGGAAGTTGACCGCACTTAGTCGGCCTCCAGTAGTTCATCTTATAGATTTCCATAGCCTCTTCTTCAGTCAGGTCTTTAACGTCTTGCTTAGTGATAGGTTTACCACGCCACGACTGAAGCACAGCAAAGGTTACACCCCTATTCGTAGCACCACCGGGATCAGCAGGATGATCAACATAGCCACCCTCGTGGTGGAAGATTTCTTTCATCACACGTTCAAAGTTAGACTCAGCCATCAGAAATCCTTTTCACTTGTTCCCATAGCGGCAGCACGGTTATTCGTAGGGTGCTTGGTTGACATGTAAGCAGTGGCACCCATGTAAGCTGCTACCACACCAGTTTGTGCAATATAGAACAATCCAAGCAAGTCTGCTAGTGCAGTAACACGGTCATCTGAAACAAGAGGGCTAAATAGAATAGTCGTAAAGACTACCATCGTAAAGAGGGACATCCATGCCATACGCTTCTGAGCATCGGCCTTCTCTTCACGAAGCTCAATCTCAAGCATACGCTCTTTGCGTTCTACTTCCTCAGGCGTCACTTTACCGTCCTTGTTTACGTCAAAGTCTATTACCATAGTATCACGCCTGATATGAAAAGTAAACCCAAGCAAACAGTGTCAGCATGGCTGTAATGCTTGTCAATGCTAGAAACAGTAGTATGCCAGAGATGATATTCTCTTTAATCTCTTGTTTACGATACTCGTGCTCTTGCCTCTGTTTACGAATGTTAGCCTCAATGGCAAGCAACTCATTCCACGCGGATTGTCCATGTGAGAATTGTATATACTGCTTAAGCTCATCACGCATAGCCTGAGCTTTGTGCTTGGCAGCAAATATTTCTATTGCTTCTGCTTGAACACTAGAACTAAATGCTTTGTACCAAGGCGGGTCTTGAACTCGTCTTTCGATGAACTCAAGATCACTAATAGCGGTAGCCCATTGAGATAGCTGGCTACCCATATCTTGAATGTCTCTGCCAATTTCAATGCCTTTCTTGATAGCATTGAAGGCCGTAGTAGCAGCGGCTATAATAGTAATGGGGTCCACAATAGCCTCCTTTAGGCTGCAGTCCCATTAAAATGCTCTTCGACTGCTACAGTTACCGTTACGGATGTTGTGGCACTAGCTAGACCACGAATCTTGTCATTCTTATGCAGATACAGAGGAAACTCTGTCAGTTGAACAAGCGAGTAAGGTTTAATAGTAACCTGTTCCATGATTGTGTAGTAAGTAGTGCTGACACTATCGTACCAATCAAGGCTGACAGTGACAGTGTTAGCAGTAGCGTTAGAGACAATAATACTGTTGACATCGCCATCGTACCTATCAGGACATGTGTAAATATCGGAGTTAGTTGTAGCCAACTCCAGCGATACTGTACGCTTTTTGCGGTAATTGTTCTGCATCAGTCAGTCAAATCCCAAAAAGCTAGAGCGCCAATAATGTCGGGTGTACCACTAAGACCGCGAGCAGCAAGCGTCATAACATCACTCGTGCCACTAAGGCTCACACCGAGTTGAAGATTGAAGTTGTACACTTCTGCTTGCTCGAAACTGCCGCCAGACTGATTAGAAGAACTTAAGTAACCTTGATCTACAATGGTACCACCGCTAAGTGCTGTAGCTGCAACATCAAAGTCTACATGATTAAACGAGCCAGTTGTGTAAGATGCACCAGTAAGAGTAGGGTTTCTAATCAGTGCAAATTCGTAGTCTGCAGGAGATGTCTGCGGAAGCAGCGTAAATCGTGCAGGAATGACAATAGCACCCAATTTACTTGAGTTAAGTCTGATACTTACAAGCGGCTCAAAAGATGTGCTAAGCGTAGTATCCGTAGTCATACGTGCCCAATGAAGGTCAGACTTCTGCTCGTAGCCACCTTCAGAAATTACAGTAGAGCAAATCTGTTTCAGTGTAGCACTGCTAGATATGGAGGCTTTTGCCTCAATCTCATAGCGAATAGGAAGAATAGCCGTAGTCATGTAAGTTGTAGATACGGAGTTTGCATTGTGAAAGATATGAGCAAGATACATCTTGCCATTAATTATAAATCCACAACGAACAGAGCCTACACCTAGCCACTCGAAGTCAAAAAACAGAATCTGTGCTTTAGTGATATCAAGTGTCAGCTTACTCGGACCCGTACCATCGAACTTGTCTACATTCCAGCTTGACTTAGCAACCTTACGGCTATCGGATACAGAGCCTGTTACATACGACCTAAGCACAAAGCTGAGTTCACTGTCGTCTAGTTGCAGGAATACGCCATTGTCTGTATCAAAATAGCCTACACGCTGTCGTAGACTAGTCTGTGCTGCAGCCATAACGAATGTAGCCATGACAAACAGCGACTTTCCGGGCTGATACGGAAAGCGTCTGAATGTCTGCCGAATAGCTTTGTCGCCACTTGCAGTAGTGACATTCATATCACACACGCCTTCGTTAGCTGCATGTGTAACAGTGGCACTTCCAGTTAATGCTTCACTAAAGTGAGGGTCTTTGCCATATCTATTCTGACTATCAAATAGCGTAACAGGTTCGCTTACCCTAATACGCCCAAAAGCATCAAGGGCGGTACCGTATAGGTTTACGTTACCGTCCCCTTCAGCTATGTAGGTGTATTTAGGATAAGAAGTGAGGCTCATTACTTCTTAGCTTTAGCGAGACACTTGCCTGCAGCCTTGCACTTTGCAGGGTTAGGGCACTTGGAGCATGGTTTGAACATAGGAGCTTTAGCCATAGTGGTATCCTTTATTTACCAGTCATTGTGTAGTCACGGCCAGTGAGGCCAGAGCGGAAACGCTTGAAGCCAAGCTCACCGCCAATCACAGACACAGGCAGTCCAGCCTTGCGGCGCTCAGCAGGGGTCATATCCTTCCACTGAGAGTAGGTGTAGTCCTTAGGGGCCTTATCAGCAGCACGATCAATGGCAGCCTGCATACGACGAGTAATAGCCTCATTAGCACCGTCACCACGGCCACTAGACTTCTTGTCTTCAGGAAGTTTAGTCTCAGTGATCTTGTTGCGGCTACGCATGGACATAGTACGCTGCGTCTTAGTAGACGACGGTTTCATTTCAGCAATAGGCATTCCACGCTCAGGACGAGGCGGCGGAACAGGCACAGAATCCTTCTTACCTGCTGCAGCACTACGAGCAGCCATCTTCTTATCGTATTCCTTATCAGCAAAGGCTACCTTCTGGAGGCCCTTACCTTCAATATTCACAGACTTGCCATGATACCCAGCTTCAGCAGCAGCTTTAAGCGACTTGAATGTAGGAGCTTTAGCCATCTCACTTACCCTTTGCTGCGCCATTGGGCTTCATGGAAGCACCACAATTAGCCATGCCACCTTTAGCGTAGCCCATCTTCTTGGACATACCGCCACCCATGTAGCCACTTTTCTTAGCCATACCACCCTTAGCCATGTAACCCATCTTGTTACGAACAGCAGTAGGCAGCTTAGACAGACCCTTATTATCAGCAGGAACAGCTTTCATTTTGATTTACCTTTCTTGACTACGCCTTTGATCTTACCTTTATTCTCAGTGGCGTAGAAGACTTGTTCACCCTTCTTAGCCCCATACTGCTGCTTCATGGCAGCCTTTATCTTCTCGCCCTTCTTAGTCAGTGGCATCAGCCGACCCTCCGAATGGATATGTAAACATCAACATCACCAGCAGAGCCACCAGAAAGCAGGGGCCGAATGTAGACTGCAGATGTCTTGAATTCTGCGTGGCCCGTAGCTGCAGCTACAGCAATGGAATCACCATAGACATCATCTAAGGCAACCCAATTCGTGCCATCGTTGCTGCCTTGAATCTTCACTGATCCACTGCCAAAAGTGCCAGTAGCATGTACAAAGCCACTCACAGGCTCAGCACCAGCAATACGAATAGACTGAGGTGCAGTATCATCGTGGTCAAGATTATCGTAGGTGTAAACGGCTACACCATTTGCGGGGTTAGAAAGCGTTACAGTGAGTGCCATGTCTTACCTTTTAAACTAAAATCCTTCAAAAAGAAGGCTCAGATGGGGTGTTTTTACCGTTTTCAGTTACTTTTTGCCTGCTTTAGCATCACGTGGAAACGATCTGTTGCTGCTTTTAGCCTTGATACGGAGATTGGAGGGGCTGTTATCAGCAGGATTACCATTTTTATGGTCTACATCCTTGCCGTCACCTTTGGCTACACGACCTTTACGCTCCATTTCACGCCTAGCAGCATTACGAGAAGCACGTTTACGCTTCTGCTCCATAGAGGAGTGGTAATTCTCGTATTCTGAACCATAGTTACGAGCCATTTTAGCGATACCCTGCTGTCTTTTCAGCGATAGACTTAGGCTGCTTCACGAATTGTTTACCAGATTTGGTGCCTTCACGCTTGGCTTTAGTGGTAGCAGCATATTCTGCAGGAGTCAAGGCTTCACGTGCAGCTTTAGGAAGGTAGCGTTCACCCGTAGCCTTAGGGCCTACAGTAGAAGGTTTACCAGATTTGGTACCCCATTCTTCTTTAGTCCATTTACGAAGGCTTTGCTGAGACTTTTTGAGATTAGTCACGGTAGCCACCACCTTTAGCCTTATACTGCTGAGCGAGCATCTGAGCCTTACGAGCCGACCACTGCCCTGCTTTACCACCTTTGGTTCCAGCCTTGATGCTTTCAAACAAAGCCTTACGCATTGAAGGCTTCGTATAGTTACCAGCTTCATTGACACGAGATTTAGTAGCCATGATTACCTCAAGCGCTGTGTTTTTCTAGATACTCTTCTGCTTCAGTGTCGTTGTTGCTTGACAAAAGATACACCCTAGCAAACTCAAGCAGCATAGGATCGTCACGAAAATGACCTAAACCTCTGTTACAGTGCCCACACAGCATCCCACGAACATGTCCCGTAGCGTGATCATGATCAACTACTAGTTTTTCTTTGGACCCACAGATAACGCAAGAAGTTACAGATGCCTTTATGTCAATCAACGCAGCGTCTGATATTACGGAACGAAAGGCACCACGGTTAATACTGCTGCGATACGCGCTTCTGCATTCTCTGCACCAACTGTCAAGTCCATTATTCTTCTTGTTGTGAGGAGGAAAGTGCTGCAAATCAGCAGGCTTTTCTGTCTTACACTTTGTACAAGTCAGCAGTTCCATGCGCGTCTAGCCTTACGAAGTCTACTCTCAGGGTCTTTCGCAGCCTCAGGAAACATTTTCATCTGTCCAGCGGATCGAGCGCAATAGCTTTTCCGCCTCTTCTTGTCTTTTTCAGTCTTAGGATTAGGAGCAGGGGGCTTAAGATTCATACCTGCAGCCTTGGCTGAAGCCCTGCCTTTGGCATTCAAGCCACCAGAAGGGTCTTTGCCTTCCTTGCGAGTCCATGCAGGAGACTTAGCCATAGCTGAAACCTTAAATGAAATGAGCACAGACAAGCAGGCATCATAGCTTACATCTGTGCTACTGGTAGGTCAAGGACGCCAAATGGTTAGGCGAATATGTATAGTTATATCACAAGGGAAAAAGGATGTCAAGCATAAAGTTGTGCTTGCCTGAAGCAATCTTCTGCAGCCAACATGCCTTCGAGATACAAGGCTTCCTCGATGTGAGACAAGGGGTATCGTATGCCAGTGTCAGCTTCGATGGCAGCACGGACATAGAACACAGTGGAGACAGGTATGTGAAGGCTAAGCAAAGCCTCAGCAGCCTTACTACGACTAGCTGCAGATACAGCGGCATAGAAGGCTTCCACAGGATCATCACGGAAGAGTGGATGTTGAGGCATAAGAGCTTAGCGTTATTAGTACCCCCTTCAGGCTTATAAGGACTAAGTGGAGTACATATAGGTAAATAGTTACTGTTAGGTAGTGTATACTATTGTAAGCCTTAGGTTAGTAGCCTAAACCTAAGTTACAAATATGAAGGGAGGTTAAGGCTTTGTATAGCACAAAATACCTAAGCTAAGACTTAGCATAGCACAGATGATATGCTTAGCACAGATTCCTAAGCATGATTAGCTTAGACTTGTAGGCTACACTTGTAGCTGAGGCTTGTTTAACATGCTATACTAAGACTCAACCTGTGATTTACTATTAACCTATAGTCTCAACCTTCTTATACCTTAGGTCTAGTATAGACAGACCTCACCATTCGAACCTCACTGTATGTTGTCACTATTTCTTGCTTCAACTTTCTTTAGTGTCAACTCTTTTCCTACACTTTCTTTAGTCTCAACTTTCTTTCTTCACTATATTCTTCCATATTCTATTCTTAATATAGTTATACCACCTTTAAAAACCCATGTCAAGTACGCATTTTGTCGCACCCCCTATGTCGCAGCCTTAGTGTGATATTTTTGCCACAGTATGGTAGCAGGGAGTCACAGCAGATGGTACCTACTCAAGTGGTCCGTATGGGGGGGTCTACTTTTGTACGACCTTATTTCATTGCCTTTGGCAACCCATTAGACAACCGCAACACAAGTTCTCAGCCTGAAAGTTATAGACTGAGGGCTAAAACAGGGTAAATGCGACATAGTGTCGCAGCTAATGTATTTACCCAATCTGTGTAGCAGTGTGTATACGCATACGCTAACCCCCGGCATGGCCCACGCCTGCCCCCTGTTAAAGCCTAAACTGCAACCCTTGTCGCAGAAATATACTCTTTCTCGAATGCTATGTCATTGTTTTTATTGGGGTTTATAACACATTCACAACGTTAAAGGTGCCCATTTTCAGGAAAATGTTAAGGGTATTAACATTGAGCTAAGCCATTGATATTGCATGCATATCCCCCATAGTTTCCCTATATTGATCCTTGAAAGTTCTATACCTACAGCCTGCCCTTTGCTTCCTTGTCGATCACAAATTGTTTCAGTCGATCACAAATTGTTACAACCCGATTGACAACGTCGCATTTTATGAGCACTCCTTAAGTCCACGGCCCAACTCAACACACAGTCAACACACAGAAGGAAAACGCAGATGAAAGTAGCGCACATCTTCATAGCTAATTTTGGCGACGATAGGCAAAAGGCATCCCTCCGCGACGCTATATACGATACTACGGGTTATGAAGCTTGGATAAACGAAAATGGAAACGTCACGTTTTCTTGCATTGTTGCCAATCTTGGCGGGGTTCTTTCCGCGCTGGCGTCCTCCACATCCACGGATTGGATAGAATACACGATACAGTTTGATATCAGCTGAGGTTAACCCATAGTGCAGCCCTACGGGGCTGCATCACTGGACTAACCTTGTAACCGCAACCGCTAAGAGGTAACACAATGGCTATAACAGACCAGAAAATCGCCCGCGCTATTGAAATGCTTGAAGCCCAAGGCCACACTTGGACGATGGCCCTTGCGGACGCTGTCCGCGCAGAGGCCGTCGGCGCAGACGGCAAGGCCAGCGCCCGTAAAATCGCAGCCGCCGCCCGCAAGGTTCTGCGGGCTGCATCACTGGACTAACCTTGTAACTCTAACCTATGGGTGACGCTATGTGGAAAGGCAATCTGATTTCATGTGGCAGCAATGCCAAGACTGTCAAGGGCGATGGTTCCGAATATCTTACTGCAATCCTTTATATGACGCCTTGGCGCAGTGCTGGCATCAATGTTTGTGCTATGGCAGAAATTGCCGGTTGCATTGATGCTTGCCTTAATACGGCGGGTCGCGGTCAAATGTCCTCTGTACAGAAAGGCCGCGCAAGGAAAACGCAATGGTTCGCGTCGGATCGTGAAGGCTTCATATCACAACTTGTCACTGACGTATCAGCCTTCGCCACCTATTGCAGCAGTCGCGGCATTCAGCCTTGCGTTAGGCTCAATGGCACAAGCGATAATCGCTTCGAATTAATCCCCGTATATCGTGACGGCATACGCTATGCCAATATCATGGCAGCCTTTCCAGAGGTTACATTTTATGACTATACGAAAATCGCCAATCGGCGCAATCTGCCAGCAAACTACCATTTAACGTGGTCATATTCTGGCGCAAATCCACGATATGCCGCTATGGCAAGGGATGCTATCGCCAATGGCATGAATATCGCCGTAGTCTTTCGCAGAAAGGCTAGCATCCCTGCGACTTTCCTTGATCTGCCAACCATAGACGGCGATCGCGACGATATGCGGTTTCTTGACCCTAAAGGCTGTGTTGTGGCGCTGTATGCCAAAGGCAAGGCCAAGGCTGATACGTCAGGTTTTGTGATCGACTAACGCTATGCAACGGATGCAACCCTGCTATGCAATATTGTAGGGTTGCATACCTCAAAATATGCAATATTGTAGGGTTGCATACCTCAAAACAGGCTGTTACATCAGCCTCACAACGGATGTTCTGCTACTATCATGCGAGGTGCTCAGATGCTAGACTTCTACGAAATGAAACAGGCTTTCAGTGGCGATTTCATGCAGCCCGAGGTTGTGCGGGGCCGTCACATTGGCGAGGATGTTATCGTGGATCATCACGATACGGAATATGATGCCGCCGGATGGTATGCTAGGCTTTCCGCATCTGGTTTTCTAGACTGCACAGACTGGGTAGGGCCGTTTGCTGATCGTGATGATGCCATGCGGTATCTGTATGATACTTATGCGGAATGAGGTGCTGCTATGAAACTGTCTGACAATATGGTGCGCGCGTTTGCAGATGCTGAAACTATGATGCACGCTGCTAGTGGCGACGATCATGTATATTGGCTAGGCAAATGCGTCGGCATGGCGGACGCTGTGGCTATCATGCTAGACGTTGATTGGATTACGGCGCATAACATGCTTGGCAATGCTGCCTATCGTATGAGGCAAGCTGATGCTGCGTGACGCACTAGACTGTATCGCCTTCATAGGCTTCACTGCCATCTGTATCGCTATCCTGTATCTGTGAGAGGTGCTAATATGTTCCTAATCCTTGCCACTAAGCCGCTAAATGACAACACTCGGGGCTTTCGCTTCAACCTCTTAGGCTTCAAGGGGCTGATGCGTATTCGTAAAGCCCTGTATCGCAAGCCTGCCATGACAAAAGGTCGCAGCATGACGCAGTTGCACTGGGGACGCTTTAGCGTCTATGCTGAGCATGGCAGCAATAAGCGCCGCATCAGACACTTTGCAGGATGAGGAAAAAGTATCGACAAAAAGTGCAGATAAATAATAGCAGCAAACGATGTTGTTGATATCTGCAAAACTGTGTTCTAAGTTATGAGCATGGACATCAACAGAGGAATACACTGCTATGTCAAATAGAC